CTCCACCCTCATCGCCTGCGAAAAAACCAATCGCCACTGCCGCATGATGGAACTTGACCCTTCCTATGTTGATGTAATAGTCAAACGCTGGGAAGACTTCACCGGTAACACCGCCGTCTGCATACCGTCTAATCAACACTTCACGGAGCAACAAGAGGAAGCCTGATGGCACCCCCTAGAGGTCCAAAAAAAGAAACCCTCGAACGCGCTGAACGCTTCGCTCGCATCATCGCCTCCGGTGGTAGACGCTCAGATTGCATCCGCTACGCCCGGGAAAACTGGGGGGTAAAAGATGACGCCTGTGACCTTTACCTTCGCATTGCACGCGACAAGCTAAAAGCTGACTGGGACATCGAACGACCCCAGATGATCGCTGATCTGCTATCTCAGTGCTCCACCCTGCAGATGGAAGCACGTCGTGCTGGGCAGTACCACATCGCCCTTGGTGCCATCAACACCGCTGCCAAACTGGCGCAGCTCTGCTCGTGAGCATCCTTGCTGCTGCACCAACCGGCAGCGTGCTGCAACAGCTAAATCGTGGCACTGGTGATATTGACGTATCTGGTGTAATCACTCGCATCCGCGATGACCTTCACCCTGGACAACTTGCCTTTGTAGACGACACCGCAACGCAAATCATCGGCATCAGCGCAGGGTACGGCGCAGGCAAAACCCGTGCCTTATGCGCTAAAGCTGTCATGCTCGCAGCCGCTAATCAAGGCTTCATCGGTGCGGTCATGGAACCCACCGGACCGTTGATCCGTGATATCTGGCAAAACGACTTTGAACAATTCCTAGAGGCTTACGACATCCCCTACACCTTCAGGGCATCGCCGCTTCCTGAATACATGCTTCACTTACCAGGCGGTGATACGAAAATCCTGTGCCGTAGCTTTGAAAACTGGTCTCGCATCATCGGTCTCAACCTTGCTTGGGTGCTGGCCGATGAGATCGACACAGTAACACCGAGCATTGCCAACAAAGCGTTCCCCAAAATCCTTGGTCGTTTGCGCTCCGGCAACGTTCGTCAATTCGGCGCAGCATCTACGCCAGAAGGTTTCCGTTTTATGTTCCAAACCTTTGCCAGTGATGAGGCAAAGCTAAGAGAGGACAGGAAACTTATCAAAATGCGGAGTTACGATAATCCGCACCTTCCACCTGATTTTGTTGAACGCCTCAGGGCAAACTACGATCCAAGTTTGCTCAAAAGCTATTTAGAAGGCGAATTCTGCAACCTGACAACAGGCTGCGTTTATGACAGATTTGATCGCAGCAAGCATGTATTTAGCGAGCTACCAGACATCAGCCGTGAACCGCTCAGGGTTGGTATCGACTTCAACGTTGGCAATACCAACGCAGTAATCGGCATTCGTATTGGTGATCGCGCTGTCGTTATTGACGAAGTAATTGGCGCACAAGACACAGATGCCCTCGCCCAAGAAATCAGGCGTCGTTACCCTGATCACAAGATCTACGGTTATCCAGACGCTAGTGGTGGCAACAGATCTACCAATGCCACTAGGACTGACATTCAGATCTTGGAAAGCTACGGCATTAGCAACCAGTCACCGCAAGCAAACCCACCAATCAAAGATCGCGTTAACAACGTTCAGGCGTTGCTTGAAAACGGCAAAGGACAAAACCGACTACAGATCTGGCAGGGCTGCAAAAAGCTGATCGAATGCTTGGAGCTTCAATGCTGGGATGAAAAAACCCAGCTACCAGACAAAACAAGCGGTTTTGATCACGTCAACGATTGCCTTGGTTACTGGCTGCATCGTGACTTCTCCATGCTGCACAAGAATGCAGGACGCAGCACTGGAATACGGATCTACTGAGCTATTGTGGTGGTGCAGCGGGCGGCAACCCCTGCACCCGGCTACCTGAGCTACCAGGCAACATGGACATCATTACACGCAAAGACGCCCTTGCGCAGGGGCTCACGCATTATTTCACCGGCAAGCCTTGCAAGCGTGGGCATCTGTCCACAAGATATGCCAAAACGGGAAACTGTGTTGAATGCACGCTTAGTATTTTCAATAAGCGTCCGCGCAAATTGACGGCAGAGCAGCAGGAAAAATACAGGCAAAAGGGTAGAGAGTATATGCGTCAAAAACGGATGCGAATGACCGAGCAAGAGCGCAAAGAAGAAGCGCAAAAGAGATCGCCATATATCCTGCAATATGTCAACGCAAGACGCGATACTGACCCCGGTTTTAAGTTGCGCATGAATTTGCGCCACAGGATTTGGAGCGCATTGCAAGCCAACGAAGCAAGCAAATCTGGAGGCATTCAGCAGTTGGTTGGTTGCTCGGCTGCTGACTTGATGAGGCATTTAGAAGCACAGTTCACAGATGGAATGAGCTGGGAAAATTACGGCAAGCACGGCTGGCATGTTGACCACATTCGTCCGTGTGCCAGCTTTGACCTGACCGACTCAGAACAGCAGCGTCAATGCTTCCATTACACCAACTTGCAACCGCTATGGGCAACAGACAACATTAAGAAGGGTGCCAAGTGGCAGGATGCAGCTTAAAAGGCTATACTCAGCAGCGTCCCGGTTTTACCCTACCTATGCTCACCGGCTCTGAACTCATCGCCAAGGTCAAAGAATGTGGCGACATGAACAAGTCCGACCTTGTTCGTGAGTGTGGCTACGTCAAAGGCGACAAGCTCTGTTTCACCTCGTTCTACGAAGCACTCCTTGAAGCCAAAGGCTTTGAACTGAAGCCCGCCGCCAAGCGTGGTCGCAGCCTGACCTACAAAACCAAAGTGCAGTTCAACGGCAAACTGTCCATCGGTGAAGGCTACGTCCAAGAAATGGGCTTTAAGCCTGGCGATGAGTTTGAGATCAAAGTACGCGGCAAGTCTGTAACCTTGTCCGCGGCTGTTAGCGAACCTGTTGCTGCTTAAACTGATCCATAGCCTGCGCGATAAAACTGGTGTACTCCGGCTTCGCTCATTACGACCGCCAACTGACCAGTCGCGTCGCGCAGGTCAATGATCCGAACGCTGCTTGGCGTAATCAAGAACCGCACTGGATCTTGATCGAAGACCTGATTGGCGGCACCTACGAAATGAGGCGCCGCCACAGGCGTTATCTCCCACAAGAACCACGCGAGCTAGACGAAAGCTACGACAACAGGCTTGCTCGCTCTGTTCTTGCACCGTATTACGTCCGGCTAGAGCGGATGCTCGCTGGCATGTTGACGCGTAAGCCGGTCAGGTTAAACGATGTATCTGATCTAGTCCGCGAACAGCTATTTGACGTAGACCTGCTCGGCAACGATCTCAACGTCTGGACCTATGAAACCGCACGCAAGATGGTGCGTTACGGGCATGTTGGCGTGCTTGTGGATGCACCTGCTGCTGGTGAAAACGGAAGACCGTATTGGGTCAGTTATGCGCCGCGTGACATCCTAGGCTGGCGCACTGAACTGAAGGATGGGCAGCAGCAACTGAGCCAGCTTCGCCTGATGGAAAAGGTGATCGTTGCCGATGGGCTTTACGGCGAAAAGGAAGTTGAGCAAGTGCGTGTCCTAACCCCTGGTGGTTTTGAACTGCATCGCCGTGATGAAAAATCTGGCGACTTCCAGATCCATGACAGCGGCACCACAACGCTAGATCGTATCCCCTTCAGCGTTGCATATGCTAACCGCGTCAACTTTATGGAATCACGCCCGCCGATGGAAGACATCGCGGAGCTAAATCTAAAGGCATACCAGATCCAATCTGATCTAGACAATCAACTGCACATCTCAGCAGTGCCGATGCTGGCATTCTTCGGTTTCCCATCTAGCGCCGAAGAAGTATCCGCTGGCCCTGGTGAGGCTATCGCTTTCCCATCAGAAGGGCGGGCAGAATACATTGAACCAAGTGGCAACAGCTTTGAAGCGCAGTTCAAGCGCCTAGAACAGATCGCCTATCAGATCAACGAGCTTGGCTTGTCCGCTGTGCTCGGACAAAAGCTATCGGCTGAAACTGCAGAGGCAAAGCGCATTGACCGCAGCCAAGGCGATTCAACCATGATGGTGATCGCTCAAAACATGCAGGATCTGATCGACAACTGCCTGACCTACCACGCGCAGTATCTCAACATTCCTGAAGCTGGCAGCAGCTACGTCAACCGCGATTTCCTTGGCTCACGCCTTGAGCCTGCAGAGATCCAATCGCTGCTGCAGCTTTACACCGCTGGCACCATTACGCAGAAAACCCTGCTCGATCAGCTCAGCGAAGGCGAAGTGCTTGGCGATGAATTTGACGTAGAAGAGGAATTAGAAGCCACTCAAAATGGTGGGCTAATTGAGATGGCGCAGCCTGAGCCACGGGCAATGCAACAAATGCCTGAAGAATCGTTAGACGACGAGTCTAACGAAGAAATCCCGGCATGATGTAACCATGCTGATGTGGCTAATGATGGGCGCTTTCAAGAAACCACGCAAGCAGCAGTTGTCTTGCGTGCAGGGTACGCTGCCGCCTAACCTGTTTGCCATCGTTAGGGTGTCATGGTTTAAGCAGGGCAAAATCTATGCTGTAGAAGAAATGAGCATTGAAGATGCTGGTGATGATACTGGCGAAGCAGTGTTGGGACTATTCAAAGAAGCGTTAAAACAAGGCGCTGATGTTCACTCAATTACAGCCTGTCATCCTGCTGATATTGGGATAGATCCGTGAGCACACCAGCCAGCCTCTACCGTAATGCCATTGATCTAAACCGCTATAGCAACAGCGTTGCGCGGCGTATCATCAATAGCTACAACGACATCATCATTGATGCCGTAAACCAGCTACGCACCATT